TCTTTATCTACACCATCAGCCCAACACCAGCCTAAGACTTGTTCTTGCGTTAAGTCTGAATAAGGTGTGAATGAGCCTTCTGGTTGTGGGAATGAACAAGTAGAGTATACAGATGCGTTGTATGTGCCATCTGTGCCACTACAAGTCCAATGTGCTGTGATTACAGTATCAGGATTAGTCTCTGTTGTAGAGCAATCCATACAAGTAATTGTCCATGTGTAAGTGTTTGCCATTATTTATTCTCCAATGCAGTTAGTCGGGTTGTTAATGATTCTATTAATGCTTGTTGTTCTTGTATTGCTGAAGTTAAAGTTGCAATAAGTGATGATGTATCAATGCTTTGTGGTTTAATTGAGCCATCTTTATTAAGCTCATCTTTTTCACCAACAACTGCATTTGGTACAATTTCCTGTAATTCATGTGCTATAAAACCTTCACCTTTATCTCCGTTATTTTTCCATGTGTAAGTAACTGGTTTAAGTAAAGCTAATTTAGCCAATGCACCTGTCATTGGAACAATGTTTTCTTTTAAACGATAATCTGAAGCAGATGTGTATAATGTTACGGCAGCGCTTACTGTAATAGCCCCCGCAAAAGTGCTAGTAGAAGTATAGAAATTTGCCATATTGCCTGAACTATTAGTACAAGCTAAACCCAAACCTAATGATGTAAATACAGAACCAAATTTCCAAGTATTACCACCGATTGTTCCTGTTACTCCAAGACCTACATCGCCAGCACTAGTAATACGCATTTTTTCTGATGGTGCTGCATTTAATGTACTTGATGTTAAAAAAGCTAATTCACCTGTTGGGTATTGTCCATTTGTTCTTGCACCAAAGATAGCAGAAATAACGGCTGATGAATATTGGCTTGTAGATGCCCCAGTAATTGCAGCAAAGTTTAACTGTGCAGTATTGCTAGTTGTAGTAGCACCATTAGAAATAGTAATAGATGCTGTACTTCCACCAATAGTTGTACTTGTATCTGATTTTTGTACTAATAAAGGTCTTGCACCACCAACTTGGTCAAATACATTATTTACTGTAGTACCTATATTAACATTGCCTGATGTAGTAACAAAATTAGCACCCGTAGTTGCTGTTAAAGTAGTTCCATCATAAGTAAGTGTTGCACTATCTGTTAATAATCCACTAGCACCTGCATAGGTTACTCGACCACTTGTTAGTCCTGAATCTGTAATAGATGTTGATGTTAATGTGGTAATATTTCCTGTAGCAATGTTAGCAGTACCCGTCACAGTAATATTAGTAACATTGGCAGTAGTCACCGTTACATTGGTAATGTTTACAGTTCCACTACTAATCGTAGCATTAGTTAATGTAAGATTACCAATAGTAGTAGTGGTATTCCCTAAGTAGATAGATGTATTACCCAACGTAATGGGTGTGTTAAAGTTAGCATCTAAATTCGATAAGGGTATAGATGTTGTTGCCGTGCCAAAGGTGTATGGGACAGTCATATTAGAACCTCACTCTCAATTCATGTTCAAATTCAAATCCGTTATAAACAAAGCCTGCGCTGTTTGATGTTACTGTGCTACCTAAGTATTTGCCGTACTGCGATGCGTCTGACTTAAATAATTGGTATCCAACTGTATCCCAACCAATAGTTACATTGCTGTTGTTTTTCCACAAAATAATGTCAAAATTGTTATTAGTCCAATCAATTAAACTGGTTAAGGCGTTTACTGGATTAGAACCAACCTCACTATCTATGGTAGCAGTTAAATCAATGGTGTTGTTGCTATTTGTTGCTTCTATGGCTAATTTTAATGCTTGTTTAGTCCGTATGGGGTCACCCATTGGCATTAAAGCAGTCTGAATTCTACTCGTAATCGCATTACCACCATCGGTATATAATTTAATCAGACTATTGGCTGATGTACCGTACATGGTGATTTTACCTCCAATTGGTACAGAAGTAATATAGTCCGTATTATTGCCTTGACTAGTTAAAAACCATTTCTTCTCAAAAAATACGGCTTGCATATACCGATTACTCTGCGTAAACACCGCATCATAGTATCTAAAGTTAAAACAAGCGCATAAAATGTTATTAATCAGCACTTGACTGGCATATACAGGGTAATTAAAGTCAATATTAGGAAAAATACCATCTAAACTGTCTGATAGCTTACTAGTAGTCGATCCAACTAAGGCATACATCCCGTAATCGTTCATAAACAGTACAGAACGGAAATATGGAAAGATAGTATATGGTCTTTTAGAACCTACAGAAGCTGAAACGTTGGTATTTGTAAATAAAGTTGTACCATCGGTCTGCACTCGAACATCTGAAAACACATTAATTGAATCATCGCCAAAAACATACAAAAAGTTGTTAGCGGATAAGAGTTGCGTGATGTTACCGTGCAAAGTAGAGTCTGTTAAAGTAATTGCACCAGCAGATACACTTGTAAAGTCAGAATATGATCCTGCTGCGCTATAGTAAACTGTTCGACCTTGAGCTATCCACAATCTACCACTAAAAGTAGCAATTGCAGTATTGGGTGTATTGTTAATTGTGGCTGTAATGGTAGCAGCGTTTGTAAATCCACCACCACTTAGGGAAACTACTAAGTTGGCAGAGTTAGTATAACCACTACCAAAGTTGGTCATTACCACTTGCGTAACTACGTTTCCTAAAACAATGGCTGTACCAGCAGCGTTTGTCCCTCCACCGCCACTAATATTAACTGTTGGTGCGCTAGTATAGCCAGCTCCACTACTAATCACGTTAATAGTAACTGTACCTGTCTTAAAATTCAGTAAACTAGCTACTGCATTTGCGCCACTACCCACGCCATTAGCACTTGTAATTGTGACTGTTGGTGTTGTGTTATATCCTGTACCAGCGTTAGTTAATGAAATAAACGATACGCTATTGCCACCTGTTGTTAGGGTAGCTGTAGCATTAGCTTGTATACCATTGGCATAATTGGGTGCTGAAATGACTACAGACGGTGCTATGTTGTAACCAGAACCACCATTACTAATAGCAACAACGCCTAAAGAGCCTATAGGAATTAAACTAACCCCATTCCATGAAAATAACCCGTTATTTGGGTCAATAATCATCATAAACTCATTATTCCATTGCGATACTTGTACTCCAGATGAGGAGAAAGTTCCTGCGGATGCTATTGTTCCTTTAATATTATTAATAACATCAAAATATTGCGCGCTACCGTTAGCATTAAAAGAAACAATGTAATCAGTAATACCAATGTTAATAGAATACAGATATACCGTACTGGTAAAAGTAACGGCTGTGTTACCACTATCATAAACTTGCGAATAGTTAGGAATAACCTTTAAGTTACCAAAACCAATCGGTTGAATGTTCTCTAACCAGTAAAGTTCCGACTCATCAATAGATGTACGGTTAGCTTTAGTATTCAGTCCTTTAAACTGCTTAACTACTTGGTAGGACTTTTTCTGTTCTGCTGCTGCCATGGTTACATACCACCAGAATAGGCACTAGGCAATCTTCTAGTGTAAACAGAATTAAGTATGCTACTTACGTGTTTGTTATATTCTTGTTTAAAGATTTCTGATTCGCCAAAACTTTGCTCATAAAACTTAGCAAGATACGCTGCGTAAAATTGTACAGCCGTATTGTACGGATCATTAATCGTGTCATTAACTGTTGGTGTACTGAGTTGCAAAGAATTAGGTAAGACTACGCAATCTATTTCTACCTGATAACTCTGATCTGGTACTGGTCCAATATATATCTGTCCTTGACCATATACGCTAAATGCTAATGGTTGACCAATGTAATTTTGCCAATACCGTAACTTAGCACTAAAATCTGACCATGGTAAATACTGCATAGCTAATCGTGAGTTACCCCAATACAGGTTAATGTTCACAATATCTAAAACAGTATTGCCAGATGTTTGTGATAACGGTGCAGTTCCCATCAGATTAGTTAACGCATCATAGGAAATATTCTCACAGTTACCGACATATTGCAACGTAGCCGAACCATCAGCAAAAGCTGTACTTGGTGGATAGTTACTATAGTTATTGGTATTGTTACCAGGGTAAGGTGGCGCAGTAGAACCTGACGTACCACTTGTAATGTACTGGTAAATAAATATATTGCTAAACACAAACGTATTAGCGGTGACGGCTGTATCTGCCACCCACGCTGTTGGATACGCTGGTGATGCTGAATTAATCGTTGCTGAAGGCGCAACTTGACACGGTACTTGAGCAACAACGATTTCTCGCAATGCGCCAGTATCTCTTACTACACGCTCACGAGCAGAATTAATGTTGTCAGTTAGTTGCTGATCCGTATAAAAATTGGCATTAGCATCATGTAACAATCTACGTACTGCTGTGAGGTAACTTGACAAAGTTGCCATTTAATTTCCATCATTTATGACGCTATTTTAAGGATGTTTCCCCGAACCTGCCGTTTAGCAGGTAGGGGTACTTTTTCCACCAACGGGGATAACGATTGGTCTTTTTTTGG